AATAATCTTTCATTTCTGTTTTTTTTTCAAATATAATTAATTAACCATTTCCGTGCTTTACTTTTGTGTTTTCTATTTGTGTAATATTTATTTGTGGCAACAAAATTGCGTTAAATACTCCAAGTGCCAAACCTCCATCAACAGGTGCATATCCTGCCATAAGTGCTGTAATTGCCAATTTTAAAGTATTAATTTCAGTCTGCAAATTATTTAATGCTGCATTCAATATTTGAACCTTTACCAATCCCCCATTTTCATCTCCTGCAATATAAACCTGTGATACCTCGCTAACCATAACAACACAACTTGTTGTTTCACTCATTTGGCTAATCACAACAAAACTGCCCACCTTTGGAATCAATACAAATCCCTTTTTTTTATCCGCATTTAACAACACTCCAAAGAAATCTGCACTACCATCAATAGGCTCACACTTACAAGTAAAATTAGGCTCATCAACTGATAACACCTTGCAGATAGATGTTTCATAACTCAATTCATCCATTCCTGACAATGCCCTTATTGCCTCTCTTATGTCCGTTGCCTGATTACTCATTATGCTATCCTCCTTTCTAATTCAATGTTTTGCCTTCCGCCTCCCATTCCTATTTCTGATGTAACTGACTTAACTACATATTTTCCTTTTCTTTCAGGATAAATGTACGAATCTAATTGAACAAAATCACCCGGCTCAACCTTTGGCTCAATAAATGTCAAAAAAGAACCGTAGTAACCTGTATAATTCATTTGTTCTAAAAATAAATTAGCTTTTAAATCTAATTCTGATTTAGTACCTCCATATTGGAATATTGTTCTAAGTTCGCCTGTTGGATCACCATAATTATATTCTTCTCTTAAATTATCACTTTTGATAATTACTCCTTCTAACTTTACTTTTACATCGTCTTTTTTTAGGTAACGGAGGTTTCCCGTATCTATCATTTGTCTTTCAAACAAAATAGTTTCTGTGTTACTTTCTGATTGATAATAAGCTAATCCAACTCTTAACTTGCCATTTTTAAAATAAGAAAATAAACCGTAGTCTGTTCTTAACTTTTGCAACACTAATCCAACACTTGCCTTTTGTGTTCTTATTGCTCCAATTTGAGCATCTAATGCCTCGTAAGGGATGTTTGTGTTCTCAAGTATCTTACCTATCAATGTTCTTAAATTAACACTCTCATAGCTTATATTTGGTGCTATTGATTGTTTTAAAATAAACATTTCATCCTCACATAATATTTCCACCGGCACATTGTTTCCAATTTTAGAAATATAACCACTAAATAATGGTGTTAGATTAGGATAGTAACCTCCAAAGATTTCTACTTTATCACCTCGCCTTAATAATGGATTTTGCCCTTCATAAATATTTTTGTCGTTGTATTTTAAATTTCTTGGCAATAATATTGTGGCTGTTTGTGTTTGCTTATCCCAACTTTTTTCAATCCTAATGTTGTTGATTTCAAACCACTCGTAAATGGCATTTCTACCATCTCCCAATTGTGTTATTTTTATTTTATTAAATAGCCTGTTCATCTTGTTGTTTCAAGTCAAAAGGGTTATCTGATAAAGCTGAAATTTCAAAATATTGAACATTCCTAAGTCCTACTTGTTGCGACATTGTTAAGTTGGTAACAACAATATTGTTGACCGTAAATATTCTATTTAAAAATGTATTTGTAATTTGTAAAGTAACTGGAGCAGAGCAATAACTTGCAAGAATACCTGTATCTACCAATGGTGCTTCGTCAGGGTTTTTTGTTGCAAAAAAACCTCTTATATTAATTGAGTAATCTCCGTTATTTATAAACTCTTTTACTGTTCCTCGATTAAATCCGCTTATGTCTGTTGTTATTATTTGCCTATTTTGTGTAACATCAATTATTACGTTGTCTAACAATAATCCATCGTTTTTGCCATCAAAATAATTACTTGCTACAACTATTGGTGTTTCTTGATATACTTTTGAAAAAGGATTGTATTCAAAGATGTTATACTCAGGCTTTACAATAAACAATGAACCATAAATCGGTGTGCCAAAGTAACTTGTTTTATCGGGCTTATCGGTTTTTATAGATAAAGTATTTGCCGCAATCAAAGCACGCTGAACTAATGGCAAACCAAATCCCTTTATTAAAGTCTTTTCGTTATTTTTTTGTATTACTTGTGGTAAAAAAAACTCTGCCATATTTATTTTGTTGCTAAAAGTTGGAAATCATTTACTGCCGCCAATAATGCCTCAGCAACCGCATCCTTAATTTCATTCTTGCCCTCTTTAATTGTTGTTGCTGTTAGTGTAATTTGCTCTACTAATTTATTGATTGAAATATTAAAGTTTTGCACACCTCTGCTTTCTACTGCTGTTGTGCTTGTTCCTGCTTTCGATGTTGTGCTATTTGTTTGAGTAGGTTTTCCTGCTATTTTTTCATTTAATTTAGGTATTGTACTTGTTGCACTTGGTTGTTCTGCTAAAGATTTGTTAAGTGAATCCTGAGCATTTGCAGCCATGTAAATACCTGCTGTTAATGCTACTGCACCTGCTGCCAAAGCTACCCAATTCATACTTAAAGCATCAAATACTGCTGTGGCTGTGTTCAAAGCCCATTGTGCTATTGTTGCCAATATTATTTGTGCCTTAACTACTGCCATCGCTGTTGCAATTCCTAATATAACACTTCCTATAATTCCAAATACTGTTTGATTTTCTTTTATAAAGTTGACAATAGATATTATCATATTAAACATTTCTGTTAATCCCTTAACAACAGCACTAATAGCAGGTTCTAATAATTTAAATACTTCATACAATGTATTTTTAAAAGAATCTCCCAAATTACTTAATCTGCCACTTGTTGAGTTTGCTAAATTACTTAATCCATTAAAGTATAAACCTCCCTCACTTGCTGCTGTTTTTAAGGCTGCTGTTAATTGCTCATAAGTAATATTTTCTTTGTCTAATGTTAAATTATATTTTTCAGCATATTTGTTTAACACTGAATAAATATTAATTCCTGCAAACGCAAACTGCTTTATATCTAATGCTGTTGCTTTCCCAACATTTTTTACTTGTTGTAAATTTACAACCATTCTTGATAATTCATCATTCCCTCCTCCTGTTGCAGCAACTGCATTGGCTAAACTTTCAAAATCTTTTCTTGCATCTTGTGCGGAAACACCTGCACTAATTAATGCTTTATTTCCCAATAATAATGTTTGAAAATCAAAAGGACTTGTTTCTGAATCTTTTTTTAGTTGATTAAATACACTTGTTGCTTGTTCTGCCGAACCAAGTAATGTTTTTAACCCTATTTCAGCTTTTTCAAATTCACCTCCAACGCTTAATATTTGACTACCAAGTGCAGCAATACCAATACTTGCCCCAAGCCCTGCAATCATTCCCCCCATTCCGCTTAAACTACTCTGAGTTTGATTAACCGTTTTATTCAGCTTCTCAGTTTCATTCGTTGCCGACTTAATGCCACTACTGAATCTATCCTTTAAACTTAATATGTATTCTACTGAATTATTACTCATTTCTTTTCTTGTATTGTTCCATTAAACTTTAAAACAAACATTATTTCTTCATACGCTGCTGCCCACTCATCATCCGTTAATGTGTTTGGCTCAATTCTAAAATAAAAACGGATAAGTGCATTTTGACGTGCGAACTCATCCGTTTCCAATAACTGCTTTGCAGAATTTAATTTTTTTTTAATTCACCTGCCTCAGCTTGTAACATCGGTAAAATAGTGATGGCCGCACTTCGCAACGCTGTAAAGTCATCCGTTATCAACTTCACATCATCACCGCCAACCCACAATGTTTTCAAAAAACTCTCAACTCCTAATAATTCATCTTTAGCAATTAATGCAGAAACACTCTTGAATGCTATTCTGTCCAACTCCCTCAAATGAACGGTTATTGGATCACCGCCTTTAGATTTTACACTTAATGTCCAAATGTCTGAATTTGGGTACTTCGTTTTAATTTCTTCGATTGTCATAATTTATTTTTTTTGATTGCTCAAAAGTATTAAATAAATTCAACATTTGAAATAACTAAATCTAATTCAATTGGAATTGATGTATCGCCACTTGCAGATGTTATCATATTCTTTTTAAATCTGCAATTCTTGATTTTGTGAACCACCGGGATTAGGTTAGCATCCGTAAATGAAACAATAACATCGAACTCAGGTATGTCGTGCAATCTGCCTTGTGGTGCAATTGATACGATATTCATAACCTCATTCATTAATATTGTAACCTTTGCAGATGGCTCTACTTGTCCGTAACCTCTCGCCACTGGATAACGACCTGTTGCATAAATGTTCTCAATATTGGCTTCTTCGCCATACTCTATTGCGGTAACACCTATAATTGGAACTCCTAAGATTATGCAAGTAATATCTGCATATTCATACGTTTTACCGTTAATTAACGGAATTAAATTTGCTGCCATTTTATACTGATTTTACAAAGCCCACGTTTATTTTAATTATTCTCGCAACACCTAAAGGAACATTCTGCAATGTCAATTCAAGTGTAGAAGTAGCTAAAACATCTTGGGCTGGATTAATAATTATTTTGTGTGCAGATAATTCATCGTCTGCTTCCATTTGTACTAATGGATTGTTTGCTAATGTTTCAAAATATCCAATCGTTGCGGCTGTTAACGTGCCATCTGCATTCACTTTTAAAGGTGAACTCAAAGCAGGTAACATATTTGTTCTTACAACTCTTGTAATTTTGTGATAAACTCTGTTGTTCTCTATTGTTGCGTAATCGCTTACTGGGGTGATGCAAGTTTTAGAATCACTAAAATAGCTTCCTGTAATACCTACTAACTTTCTCAAAAATGTATAAGAGTAGTTATTTAGGCTTTCAAATTGACTATCTGCTAAGGATGAATAAAGTTGTCCGTTGCTAAATGCAATGGTATCTAACTCTGTTGATAATGCCATATTGAATTTAGCTACCCAAGCAATACTTTCACTTACTTTAGCCAAAGATATTGCACCAAGCATAGCACCAATTGCTCCAACTGATTTGCCTGTGGCTTTATAAATATGATTTCCTAACGCTGCTCCATCTTGTGCAATACAAACACTTACATTGAATGCTGTTGATGTGCTTAAATCTACTAATGATGCTACTGATGCAGTT